ATCTTACGCACAAAGTCGGCGTAACCGTCACGTTTCGCCATATTCCACAAAGCCTCGAGCTCGTCAACCGTGCCAGCCTTACTCACGTCATCAAAAAACGTAGCAGGTGCCTCTGGTGCCGACTGTACCGGTGCCCCACGTTGCACCTTCTCCATTTCTTCACGGCTAGCCAACGAGCGGGCCGCGTCATCCTTGTTACCCGTCCACGCGGCCGACGCCAAAGCCATACAACGACCCACGGCCGAGCTCTCGCAATTCTCAAGAGCAGACGTAGAGTTAGCGCCAGCCTGCCCGTCAACCTCGAACGCGTGCCCCGTGGCCTTAGCCAACCCGTCTAACTGGTCCTCACGGGATAAGTAAAGCGTCGCCTTCACCCGCCAAACACCCTTAGCCCTATCCTCGGCCGTCGAATAGTCGACAGTCTCCAACCGGTAATCTGGGTAAGCGGTCTCGAGCATAGCCAAACGCTCGGCAACCGTCGCATACTTATTTAGGTCGAAACGTGCCATTATTTACCTCCTACGTGTACGCCACGACTGCGAGCGAATTGTTCTATATATGTTTTTTCGTTTAAACCTTTAATTAGCGAGTTACGATTTTTTGCAAGACGCTTATGGTCTCTACCGCCCTTAAACGCTTCTAGCAAAAGTCCAAACTCGGCCATATCGCCCAGAATTTCCCGAGAGAATTCTAAATTTTGGTCTACGCTCAATACCTCGATATAGTGCGTCAATTTTTGGCGGTATAGCTCGTTCTCGGTAGACAAAGCCTCAACGCTACTACGAGCCTCGTTTAGCTGTCTGAGGACGTCGCTATTTTCGTTAAAGACATTTTCCAAAGCGTGCAAACGTTGTAGCTCTTTACGCGCCTTTGTCAGCTCGTCTACAGTTACAGCTAACCGGCTCTTGACTTCTTGTAAATTAGTTTCCAGCTTATTTATTGTTTGCCTCACCGATTTCTCGGCGTGCTTTCCACGTGCCATTACCTACCCCTCTCTCTCTGTAATCGCCTGCCACAACTCGGCAGACCTTGTAACCATACTCTCTATTATGGTCTCGTCGCGGTCAATAAACCCATATTTAGGCTCGAGCCACGCCGGCACCATAACACCCGCCTCGGACTCCTCACGCAACAACCAAGCAAAAACGCAACGCTCAGCCCCAGTAACGTAAAGCTGCCACTGCACCTGCCGTACATAAGCGACCGGTATTTTATCGACAACACCCCAGTCTTTACCCGTCGTCTTAATCTCGCCGATCGTCAACCCGTCCAAGCTCAGCCCATCCGGTGTAGCCATCGCCACAAGGTTAGACTCGTGCCGTATCAGCCAATCATTAGGCATAACACCAGTCTCGCCCTTGACCCACATAGCCAGCCACGGCTCATTATCGAGCCCAAACTGCATATAAGCGTTAACCGTTACCGGTGTCTCATTATCCCAATCAGCGACAACCTCACGGAAACCCGACGGTGTCATAGCCTTAGACATAGTCGTAGCAGACAACCCCAACCTACGGGCGTCCAACCAAGCAACCTCGTCTAACTGTTTAGACGCCACAAACTGGTCAGCGGTAAGCATTAGTACCAGTGGTCGCCCATAACAGCGGCCAACTCATTCCCCGCAAAGTGCATACCGTCCGACAAAGCCGCAAAGCGACCCGACGCAATCAAGCTACGACTGCCCGAGCTCGCCTCAATAAGCGCCTTTGCGGTGCGAGTCTCGTACACCTCGACCAGTAACGTCTCGGCGTCATCCTCCACCACCTCGACAATGTATTTAACGTCATCCATTAGACAACCCCCACACAATCGAATAACGGCCCGAGTCCAACCGTACACGACGGCCAGTATCCACCACCAGGCCACGATCGACCAACTCGGCACGACGAGACCTAATACCAGACTCGGACGCCCGAGGTGCCGTCTTATAAGAGTTATACGCCTGCACCAGTTGACTATCGTTACGTGGTCGCTTAAGGCACCGTAAAATATACGCTTGCGTCGCCGTCACGTTATCCACCGAGTCAGCGGCCAAGTGAGACGTAACCGGATCGGTCCTACGAGCTCTAACCGTCCTCGCCATCCTCGCCCACCCCCTCAGTACCAAACGTAAGCCGCATATTTTCCAGCGCCGTACGCAACTCTCGGGCCTGCTTAAGACTCATAACAAGCCTGCCCTCGTCCATATCCCAACCATCGGTAGCGGTAATAAACACCTGACTACCCGTACTATCTACCCGCATTAGTTATTTTCCCTCTCTCCTCTGGACCCAAACCGCCCCAGACGCCGTAAGTTTCGTTAGCGCCTAAAGCATACTCGAGACATTCTAATTTTACTGGACACAACCGACACAACTGTTTCGCCACGTAGTAACTAACCCCGTGCTCGGGGAAAAAAGCCGACGGGTCAGCCTGACACGGCACCTCGCCCCCAGCCTCGTCGATCGCGTGTAACAGGTTGTCGTACCCTGGGGGTGTGTAAAAGCTCACCGGTCACGTACCGCCATAAGAGCACCAGCGGCCATAACCAACACCCCATACAACGTAAGCCCGTTAACAGGCACGTTATAAGGGTCAATTACGCCAGGTGTGAGCGTCATAACGGCACCGATAGCCACAACAAGGTAAGCCATTAGACGAGCCTCGACAGCCACAACAACAACCCAATAGCGAGAACCCCAAACGCTGCCAAAGAGGCAACCAAAACCCAATACTCGGTCTTGGTCAACTGGATAACCTCGGCCGCCTTCTCAAGGTGTCGAGCCTGCCGACGGCTAAGAGGTTGTAAAGCGACGTGCTCAGTAGCAGCTTTAGGGTGAGCCGGCAAGTGCTCCCACAGCTCTATAGCCTTCCACACGCGATCGGCGGACTCGTGCAACCAAGCCCACGCTACATCGTCCAGCGTGTAACCGACAGCCTTGTACCAGCTCTCGTAACGGGTAACGTCATCCTGTAACGCTACCTCGATATTGTTGTAGTACCCCATTGTTTCTACCTCTCTCTAGGTTTATGGCTGTGTGCCATTACCACAGTCTTGCACAAAACCCTACGGTCTCGCAACATTGACTCTACAGAGTGTCGGAAACAAAAAAAAGACCCCCCTAAGCTCGAAAGCCTAGAGGGGTCCACCCTGAGAGAGAGGGTTATTTACTGGCAGCTATCACACTGCAAAAGTTCCATAGGGTCTACAGGTACCTCGTAATCTGACACACGCTCTACAGCGTCCAGGCGGGCGTTCACTCGCTGGCCTTGTCATACTGGAGCACCGACGTAAGCAGCGACATAATCAAAGCGAGCGAGGACACAGAGAGCACGTTAACCCAGTCCACCTCGAAAATACCTACAGCTCCAACGCCGATAGTGGCGATAGCCGTCTGTGCCCAAGTTTTCAGAGCGCGCTCTGTGGCGTACTCGTGGAAACGCATTAGTTTATCCATCTGGGTTACCCTCTTTTCTCTGTAATCTTACATCCTCATACGCGCTAGCACCTGTATAAACGCTCAAAGCTGCGCCCATAAGGCCAGCCACCGACAACACCACAGTATCCAATACTGCGCGATCGTCACCACTGAAAAGCACGTACACAATAACTACAGCGCCAAAACCGAGCGTACTAAATATAGCTCGTCTGCGATATTTCCACGAGGGGCCGTCGCTCACCCTGCAAGCCCCACGATCCACGGCATAACCGCGGCCACAAGACCAAAACCACCCACAGCCCAACCCATACGGGTCTCGAGCTTGCGAATACGAGCCTCGTGGTCGTCGATCGTCTCCTCGCTGTTAGGCAGACTATTAGCCACCTTCTCCAACAGCTTGCCCTGGCGTTGCACCTCAGCGTAAATATCGCGCATAGACACCCTTACCGCGGTCGTCTCGTTACTCTCAGCCATTACCGTAACGCCCTACGTACATCGAAAAACCGGCGTAAGCGAGCGCTCATAGGCTTTACCACACGTGGCGGTTTAGATGCCGGCGTCACCTCGACTTTAGGCTCTGGCTCGACAGGCGCGACCTCGTCAACCTCAAAATAAGGCATCGGGTCTACAGTCTGCCCCCAAGTCCGCGTAGGGTGGCGTACCTCGAAGTGCAGGTGCGGTCCTGTGCTAGCACCAGTATTGCCTACCAGCGCTATCCGCTCCCCTTGTTGGACGCGTGTGCCCTTGAGCAAGTGCGATGGCTTTGCAAGGTGGTAGTAAACCGTGTAAAGATCGGGCGCGTGCTTGATAATCAGCGTGTACCCGCCAGACCCGCCAGCGCCCTTATGCACGATCACACCGTCCGCCGGTGCGGTCAAGGGTGTACCTGTGGGCGCGGCTACGTCTACCCCGTGGTGGAACTTGCGTTTACCCGTGATGGGGTGAACGCGCCACCCGTAAGGGCTACGAGCGTTTACCGTGTACGGTTCGGGCCAAGGTTCGACCAGTCGCATTACACTCTCACTCTTACGATAACAATACCGGAACCACCATTACCGCCTCTATCAACTGGGGTTGAGTCGTATTGCCCGCCACCACCACCGCCGGTGTTGGCAGTGGCATCAGTTGGAGTTGTATAGACTGTTCCTGATGCACCACCGCCGGAACCACCAGCACCACCTGACGATGCACCACCGCCGCCACCGCCGCCGGCATAAGTTACCGCCGAACCGGTAATAGAGTTCGCGGTTCCAGCGCCACCAGCGCCACCAGTGTTACTACTAGGGGCCGTGCCCCCGACAGCTCCAGCACCGCCACCACCGCCACCGGAAGAAGCGTTGCCCTGACCACCATCATTACCCAGGGTTGGAATACCGAGACCACCAGCGACTAAAACACCAGCATTTAGACCACTCGCACCGCCACCAGAAGCTCCATTTTGCCCAGCGGCACTGTCAATACTTGTTGAGCTGTATCGAATAGCAAAACCGGCACCGCCACCACCGCCAGGAGCAAAGTATTTTGACAATGAGGATGCGCCACCGCTGCCCCCTTGTGAGCCAGTATTCCCCTGGTCGTTTCTACCGAGACCGCCAGCGCCTACAACAACATCAAGTGAA